CACCGCCGCCACCGCCGCCTGCGCTGGTGTCGAGCTCGACGATCAGCGAGGCGAAGTTCCCAACCGTGGCCGAGCCCCAGGTGATCGTCGTTCCAGTGAAGCCGCTGTTACGCGAAACGTACTCGCCGCCGATCGAGGGCGTCAGGTAAGTAACGTCTGCCTGCTCGGTCCAGCTGGTGGGCGGCGTCATAGCCGAGGCCGAGGCCTGCGCTACGCAGCCAAGGGTCACGTTGCCGGTCTGCGCCGCTGCGCTAAAGGCAGGCGCCGGAGTGCCGGCTGCCTGGTTCTGCTGAGACTTCGACTGCAAGACCGCCGAGAGTCCGGTGGCAGTCATGCCGGCAACGCTGGCAACGAAGATGATGCAGCCCGTTGCCTGGTCGCCCGTGCAGTTGAAGGTCACCGTCATCGACGAGGCGGCAGCGGTCGTGTTCGAGACGTAGAAATAGAGCCGGTGGATGCCGGTCGCAAACATCGGCTCGTTGGCTGCGCCGGAAAGCAGCGAGAAGCCGATCCCCTGCGTGTCTGACATGGTCGGAGAGCCGAGGATGCTGTCCGAGGCGATCACAAACGCGCAGAGCAGATCCCCCGCCGCAGGCGTGAACGAGTTGCTGGTGTAAGTGCTCGCTCCCGTCGTGGTCGAGAAGGCGTCTCGGTGCGTGACCGTTGCCACTCAGACCTCGACGTAAGAAATGCTGCCTCCGACTGCGACTGCGGCAGAGAGGTTGATGTCCAGCCGCTCGCCAGCGATCGTCTCGAACCAGCCAATCGGATTAAACGGAAGCACGAAGCCGCCGTTGGCCGCTAGGTAGTGAAGCCCGGTCAGATCGGTGGGCGTGACCTGCGATTGAAACTTGACGTTGACGGCCGCATTGGCGACCACCGCCAGCGAGAGCACGCGCAGTTTCTTTGAGGTCACAGCCGCAACGATCTGGGTGGCGCCGCTGGCAGAAGCAACGATCTTGGCGAACTTCGGAACCAGACGAGTGAAGCCACCGCCGGCAGCCGAGTTGTTGACGATCGCGTCAGTGGCCGCAACCGCCGCAACCGCATCGGTGGTACTCGCCGCTCCAGGCACCGAGTTGAGGTCAACCTGTCCGATCAGGTTCGAGCCCGCCGGAATGGCCGAGGCCAGGTCGACGTCTCCGATGTTGTTCGAGCCGGCGGGAAGCGCCGGAAGCGTGGCGATCACGGCGGTGATGCGACCGCTCGCATCGATCACTAGGCCGTTGACCGAGTCGAGCGTAGCGTCCCGGATCTTTACGAATTGGTGATGAGCGCCGCCGATGTCGTCGGTGGCAATGGTGGTGCCTGCTCCTGCGGTGATCGCAACGTTGTCGGTCATGCTTCCTCCTAGGCCACCAGGACCATCGAGAACTCGGGAGAGTAGTTGCCGGTCGAGTTGACGTTGAGCGAGCCGCCGGAGGTCTGAAAGGCCAGGAGCTCGACGTAGTCGTTCACCGCCAGCGCGTAGGCACTCGAGACGCTGATCCGCCCCACGCCGCTGGCAGGAACCGCACGATAGTCCGTGCCGATGACCGTGGTTCCGTTGAGCCGGATCGAGATTGCGCGGTCGCCGGTCGAGTTGCCCGCGAACTCAATGCAGCCCTTGATCTCGTAGACGCCGGCGGTGCGACAAGTTAATCGTGAGTTGTTCGTGACCGTGTCGTGGATCGTCGAAGCGGTGTTGTTCTCCTGGTCGTAGCGCTCCGAGTTGAACGCCAGCGCCGTTGCAGTGTTGTTCGTAATCGACTGCGCTGCGTTGTGAAAGACTCGAGCGGCTGCGCGGTAGTCAGCATTCTTGATGTTGGCCTCGATCTGGTTGAAGCGGGCGGCGCTCGTTGGCGTTCCGCCGGCAAGCAGGTCGGCCCAGGTCTGAGGCGTGTACCTAGCCAAAGACCGGCCTCCCGGTGCGCTGCTGGATCAGCTGCGCTTGGCCTCGGAGCGGGTCGATCAGGACTGAGGCAAGCGTCTTGCCGTCGAGTTGCAGGTTGACCTGCATGGTTCCGCCGCCCCTCGAGAGCGGGATCACGGCCTCTGGGCCGCGCTCACCGATCAGCGCCGTGGTCGGCCGGGTGACGATCCCGCCCTTGGCGAGCGCAAGGTGGACGTGATCAGAATGGCCGCCGATTGAGCCGGAATGGATCCGCCCGTTGTCGACGTACTCACCGACCGGGTCGTAGAAGAGCTCTTTGATCTGGGCCACGCCGAAGTGCTGGAGCGAGTCGAAGAAAAACTTTCGCATCTGGCTCGCAGACCCGGCAACGTCGATCGCCCGTCCCTGGTAGTGGTAGCTCCCAGAGACGTGATTGCCGCCCGTCGTGCTGGTGATCGTCATTCCCTCAGCGTTGGCCCAGGGAACCAGCGTGCCTAGCGTCGAGCCTCCTGGCCCACGCTTGACATCCGAGGTTCCCTTACCAATGCCGGGGATCATCCCCTCGAGGCCTCCGAGCGCCTTGGCCGGCAGACTCTTGACGACGTTCAGCACCGCCTTCTTGAGCAGGCCCGCGCCGGCTCCGATACCGTTGGCGAAACCCCTGACGGCGTTTAGGCCAATGTCGTGAAAGACCTTCGAGGGCGAGCCGATCCCGAGCGCGTCCTTGGCCCAGCCGATCACCTTGTCAAACAGGCCGGTGACCGCATTCTTGACCGCCTTGAAGCCGGCGCTGATGCCAGCGACGATCCCATGCCAGATCGCGTTGCCGATCGCATCGGCCGCGCGGGCGACGACCTGAACCTGCGCCTGGACGAAATGCACGGCCTGTCCCACGGCGATCTTGTATTGGTTCCATGCCTCGCTCCAGTCGCCCCTGAGAAGCGCCGCCAGCCCGCGCAGCACGGCGGTCATGGCTCGAATCTGAATCTGCACAATCGTCGCCACGCCCTTGACGATCGGGCCGAGCGTCGGCCAGTTGACCCGGACCGCCTCGACGAGCTCATGGAAGGTGGCGATCATCGAGCGAAGCGAGGGCTTGATGCTCTGCTCCCAGTTCTGCTTGATCGTGGCGCCGACCACCGGCCAGTTCTCTTTCACCACCTGAATCGTGGTCTTGATCGCCGGGATAACATCCTCCCGGAAGACCTTGAGCATTTCCAGCAGGACCGGGATCAGCGCCTGGCCGACCTTAGCTTGCAGGTTCTCGAACTCGGCCGAGAGGATCCGCTGCTGGTTGGCAAGGCCCCCCGAGGTATTGGCGAAGTCGCCCTGCACCTTGTTCGTCTGCTCCATTAGCAGGGCGATCCGGGCCTGTGCCTTGGCGTTGTTGTCCAGCTGCCCCTTGACCAGCTTGAATCCCATTTCGACGCCCTTAGCCTTGACTGCCGCATCGTTCAGCCCGACGCCGAAGCGCTCGAGCGGGTCCGACTCGCCGCGCAGGCCTGCCTGAATCGCCTCGAGAGCATCTGGAACGGACGTATTGAAGACCGAGGCCATATCCGCCGCCCGCTTGGTTAGCTCGATCGACTGCTTGGCTGCCTGGTCTGCGCTGAAACCGTAGTTGGTCAGCGCCGCTCCAATCGGCGTGATCAACTCGTTGGCCTCGCGCATCGAGAGCCCGAACTTGGTTGCGCTCTTGGTGAAGGCCGTGACCTGCGGAGTTGCCTTGCGGAACACGACGTGAACCGCGTTCATGGATTCGGTCAGGTCCGAGCCTGCCTTGACCGCGCTCTTGATCCCGCTAACGGCGAGGCCCACGCCGGCGGCGCCGGCAAAGCCGATCATCACCCCCTTGAGATTGTGGAAGCTCTTAGCGAGGCCCTTGGTCGACGACTGCGCCGAGTTGACCGCGCGGTTAAGCGAGCGAGCGTCGCCTACGATCTCAACGACTAGCGGCCTTGGCACTACCCTTCTCCGTTCGCTCGATCATGTCCCAGCAACTCATCAGCTGCGCCGGCGTCAAGGCGCCAATGTCTTTGGGACGGAGATGAGCCCAGTAGGCGAGTCGTGGAGTCCAGAAGAGCTCGCTCCGTTGTCTTCCGGGTCGGGCCATGTATCGGCGGTCCCAGTCTCGCCAGAAGGCTCGGGCTGCTCTTCGCTCTCGCTCGGAGAGCCCAGGGCCGGGGGGCTCTCATCGGCCTCCCAGGCTTCGCCCATTTCCTTAATCGTGATCTTGCCGATGCGCTCCGAGATTTCGCGCTCCCGTACCTCGGGCCGCTCGCGCATAACCGCGATGATCACCAGCGCCTTGACGGCACCCATCGGCAGGTTCTCTCCGATCTCTTCAATGCCGGTGCCGGCGTAGCGCTCGACCAAGATCGACTCGTCCATGGTGAGCTCGTCGACCGGCGGCAACTCATAACTCTTGCCGTCCAGGTTGAATCTAGAAGCCATTGCGCCTCCCGAGTGTGTCTAGCATGTTTTCGACCTCGTCCATGACCCGGTCCTTGGATTCCCAGACAGCCGGTAGCAGCGCGGTCCGCATCTGCAACGAGCCGAAGTCAGGACGTTTGCCTGTGGTCCGGCGTCGTGACTGGACGACCTGAACGCGTCCGAATCCCCGAAGACGCGGCTTGATACCGGCGGCAGAATAAGCGTCCACCGAAGCGAACCGCTGCCGTGCGTTAGCGGCGACTTCCTCGCCAATCGCCTTGAGTCGGTCTTCGAGCTCCAGCTTGAGCTCATTGTTGTAGCGCTTTAGCGCGGAGTGGAGTTGTCGGAGGTTCTTGACCCGAACACTAGGCTGCAAGACCGTCCAGAGTCCTACAGCTTGCCCCGATGGGCGAAACCGAGATTTCCATTAGGCCTTCACGCCTTCGGGCAAGATCGTGACCGTTGTAGGCAGGATCCGCACCAGGCTATCCGCTTCCTCCATCAGATCCTCAAAGGGAAGCCCACTGGCGATGATGTCTGGATCGCTGGAATAGACGAGCCTCGCTGATGCCTCCGCGCCCCTCTTTGCCGCCTCGCCCATCTTCATCGCCTGCGAGGCAGCCTCTTCCTCGTCCTCAACGTGCATAAGCATATGAAGCGTGATCAACGCTTGCATTAGGCGGTCGGGTAGGTCATGCCGGCCTGAGAGGCGTTGCGGAAGGTCGCCGTCATCGAGGAAGCGTCACCGACCGAGCCATCGAGCATGTTGTAGCTCATCAGGTAGACCGAGAGCAACGCGGCCGGGTTGGTAGTCGAGCGTGCGGCGTTTGTGGGCCGGATCTCGATATTGACCGGCGTGGAGGATCCGATCAGGGGGGAGAGAGTCGCATGTACCTTCCCGGCCGCGAAGTCCTGGAAGAAATCAACCGTGATCGTGGCGTCTCCTAGTCCCTTGGCGACTGCCTTGTTGGTCGCGCCGAAGGCCGTCACGTCGACCTCGTCGCGGTTGTCCTCGATCGTCACCGATGAGGCGTGGTCGCTCAGGTCCACACCGTTCACCGAGACGAACGCATTGGTAAGAACGGTGATCGCCATTTACTTCTTCGCCTCCTTTGGTGCCTCGGGCTCTTCGAGCCAACCGGCTGCAATCAGAGCTTTCTTCTCGTCCGCGTAGAGCTCGAGCTTGACTTCGTCCCCGACGCCCGGAGAGACGGCCTCTGGATCGTCGAGCAGCATTCGCCCGAAGACGAAGGCCACGCCCTCGAGGCTCGCCACCTTGTAGTTGGCCTTATCCGGCATTAGGGCATCGCCAACTGACAGGCAGCAACGGTCACCGAAGTGACGCCGGAATAGGTGATCGTGACGAGGCCCGTTGTCGGATCTGCGTACAGCTGCCCGGGAAGTGGGCCGATCTCACGCGTCGTTCCGTTCGTCACCGAGACGGTCGTGTTCGTGTAGGCGGCCTGCTGGAAGCCCGAGACGCCGGCAGGGATGGCGAGCGTGACGGTGATTGGCGAACCGCCGCCGTTGACCACACGTAAAAAGTTGGTTGAGCCCGGAGCCATGGCGTCCCCGCCGCCAGCCGCAGCCACCGGGGTGACCACTGTCCCGGCGCGGTTGATCACCTGAGTGGTAAGGGTCGCCACCTATGTCCCTCTCGCAAACACTTGTACGCGCCACTCTACAAGCAGCATCGGACCGCCAGAGCCTCGATCAACCATGATGCCCGGAGTTTGATTCATCACTCGGACGGACTGAACCAGCCCCCCAAGCGTCGGGTCGGCCTCGAGCCGTACCTTGACGGAGTTTGCTCCCGATGGAGCGCAGAGCTCGTCGAGTAGCATCTGCGAGGCCACGTCCTGAGTGAGTGCGACGAACCCCTGGATAACGAATGTCCACTCGTCAAGACCCCTCGCCATAGCACGGTCATAGTCGACGCCTGGAGGTAGGACCTGGAGCCCAGGCGGATTTGGCTGGGCAAGAACGTATGAGTTGACCTCGACCTCTGCGATTGGCTGGAGCGCGGTTGCAATCGCCTCTCTGACGGTTCCGACATTCACTCGACCATGCCGTTGCGGTAGTAGGGCATCAGCAACATTTCCAGGTCAGGGTCAGAATCAGCAATTGGAGCAGCGCCACCGTCGACGCCAAAGCCGATCACTCCGAAGGTCGCCTCACGCCCGCGCCGAAGCAAGCGGGAGGCCAGAATCGACGTGGCCTGCTTGACCGCGACCGGAACCGACGTCCAGCCGAATTGCCCCAGCACCGTGACCGAGTCCGGGATCCCCCGAGGCCAGACGTAGCCGCTCAGCGAGCGCAGCGTGTCCCAGGGTCGCCCGTCGAGCGCCGCGTTGGCGGCCTGCTTGGAGAAGTTCGTCCCGAGCGTGATCGCGGTTCCCTGTACCGTTACCGTCGTGATCGTCGAGGCCGGGTCGATCATCAGATAGTCCGAGGAAATGGGCGAGTAGGTTCGTGTCTCTGCCGCCGGCCCGAGGTAAAACTGCTGCCGGCAATAGCCGTCGATCGCCCGAGACGCTGACTCGATCGCCAGCCTGATGTCAGCGTCCGCAAACTGCTCTTTAATCGCCAGCGTTGACTTGATCTCTGCCGTCGAGACGTAGCCGTTACTGACACCGGCGTGCGGCCGGATCTCGACCAGGAACTCGGGCGTGTCCTGGATTGTTCCGCCGGGAAGCGTCACCCGCCACCAGGCAACGTAAAAGCCTGCGGTGTCGACATCAACGCCGGCCCAGTCGTAGTGAACGGTGCCCGCCGGAGCGGAGTCGATCGTTGCGGCGGAATCTACTTTGAGCGTGGCCGATCCCACCGGGCGCATCTGGAGCTTCACCGTCGAGCCAGTGAGGTTCACCGCCGAACCGTCGCTGGTGATGGTGTCGGTAACGCTCGGAGAGCGGTTGCCGACAAAGTGAACGATGTGATCCAGACTAGTGCTCAATCGAAGCCCCGCTCCTGCGGGTTACTGCCCATTCTCCCACGCGCTGCGGATGCGTAGTCAGCATCCGAGGGCGCATCGCCCATCTTGCCGCGCGGGTTGCTGACATCGAAGGCTCGAGCGAGGAAGGTTGCCACGGCGCCGAAGGTCGCGTCCATGAAGCCAGTCACGATCACACTCGCGCTCAGCGTCTTGGCAATCCGCTTGACCATGCTGGCGCTCAAGACCACCGTTGCGCTGAGAGTCGTCCTGGTCTGACGGACCATCGAGGCGGTCACGACCACCGCAGCAGCCGTCATGGCAACCAGCTTGACCTTGACCGTGGCGAGAGTTGCCGTCACCGCAACGGTGGTCGCCGTCAGACGCTTGTTCACTTGCTTGACGATCGAAGCCGAGAGCACGACGGTCGCCTGGAGCGGTTTGCCCACCAGCTTGACCATGCTCGCCGTCACAACCACGGCGGTAGCGGTCATCGCCAGCAACTTGACCTTGATCGTCGCCAGCGAGGCGGTAACCACCACCGTCGTAGCCGTTAGCGCCTTGTTCACCTGCTTGAGCATCGAGGCCGTCACCGCTACCGCCGTCGAGCTCATCAGCTTGTTTACCTGCTTGACAATCGAGGCAGTAACCAGGACGGCCGTAGCGGTCATCGCCACTAGCTTGACCTTTACGGTTGCGAGCGTTGCGGTGACAACCACGGCCGTAGCGCTCAGCGCCTTGGCTACTTGCTTCACGATCGAAGCCGTGACGGCGATGGTGGTGGCGGTGAGCAGCTTCCCGACCAGACGCAGCATCGAGGCGGTGACCGCGACGGTGGTTGCGGTCAAAAGCTTGCCGACCTGCTTCTGCATCGAGGCCGTGACCACGACGGCGGTGGCGTCCATGGCCTGCGGAGTCGTGATAGCGCCAGCGGGCGGCGGCAACCGCACAGGTCGGAGGCCGATCGTCGGCCCAGGACCCGGAAGGAAAAGATTTGCCACTAGCCCGACCCCATGAATGGCAGATGCACCGGAAGCAGCGTGACGGGCTTGCTGGTCGTATAGGTGATCTGCACCTGGATGTTGTCCTGCTCGATGTCCAGGGCGGACGAGGTCGTGACGTTCACTTCGATCTCAAGGCTCACCGCGCTGCTCGAGGGCTGGTAAGTAGCGTTCACCGCTCGAGAGGTTCCGGCGCCCTTTGCCGCCGGCGTGCCGTTGTTGGGGCTGGGCGTGCCGGAGCCCGTATCGAACAGGTCGCCGGCAGAGTGAACAGTGATCAGGTCGAGCGTGCTGATCATCCGCATACGCACCCGCCGCGTGTCGGTCGTCGACCAGCTGAGCTCATCCCAGCCAAGCACCTGCACGTCGGTGACGGTGCTCCCGGCAGGGATGCCGAACAGCGTCTCCCAGCTATCGCCCGCAGACTTGCTTGCCTTCTCGGTGATCGCACCCGAGCCGCCTGCACGCGTCCACTCGAGCGAGCCGGCCGGATTGCCGTCGCTCGAGCTCCAGGCCACGGTTATGTTGGCCGAAATGCTCTGGTCCGCCAGCCCTTCGTTGTTCGAGGCGAAGACCCAGGTTTTGGTCGCGGTCGGCACGCGACCCTAGTTCATTGCATAGAGAAGGACCCACTGAGTCGTCCAAGAACCGGCAACGCTCAGGGTTTTCGAGATCCAGATGCTTTGATTGACCGAGTGATCGAAGGCGCAGGAAGTTCCGCCGAAGGTGACATCGAGCCCGCTGTTGGCCGTAGCCGCTACGCCTCCGCTCTGAAAGAACCCTGTGCCCTTGATCGTGGAGTTGTTGCCGCCAGGAGCGCCCGTCGTAAGCACGGTCCAGACCGAGCGCAGATACCACGGACCCGAAAGCGAGCTCACCGGAGCGGTCTGCGCGATCGAGGCACCAAGGGTTGTCCCGGCGGCGTTGGTGGTACTGAGGCTGGGGCTGATCGTGAGCGCCCCGGTGGCCGCCGTCGTGATCAAGCCGCCGGCCTCGAGCACATAGACCTTGCCCGGTCGCGGATCATAGGCCGGGATCAGCGCGTACTGGAGGCTGTTGTAGAGCCCGACCGCCGTGGTGGCGGTGTTCGCCGCTAGCGGATCGGTGATCGCCGGTTCACAGAGCAGCCCGCCGTCTTGGAGGTACTGACGGGCCATCTAGGCAAAGATCGCCTTGATTGTGAACTGGATTGAGTCGGAGGCCGAGAGCGCAATCCCGGTGAAGTCGCCCTTGAGAAAGAGCGTGCCGCCGGAGGCCGCCGTAAACAAGCCGGCGTTCGTGACCGTGCCGGCGCCGGTTGCCGTGCGCGTGCCGACCACCTGATAGGTGTCGTTGGTCACGGTCGTGGTCTGCTGCGAGCTCGTCCCAACGGTGTGATCCGTGCCGGCCGAGGTCGAGAGGTCGACCAGCTTCTCGGTGAAGAGCGTGGTATCAGTTACCGCAGCTGTTCCTGCCGCCGTGCCCCAGCCGATGTTCTTCGGCTCAGCCGTTCCGACCGCGCCCAGGCGGGCGGTGATCACGTCACGGCCTCCGTTAGTAACTACCGTCGCCAATTCTTCAACTCCCAGAGCAGTTGCTTGAGCGGATTGTCACTGTGGTAGGCCACAACCCCTAGATCCTCGACCTGGCCCTCAGGCCCATATTCACTATCGGGTCCGCGAATCACCTTGACCTCAATCGAGGCCTCTTTCAGCGGCACGACAGCGGAGACGGAGCCCGAGGGCTCGCCAGCCTTGTTCGGACTCCGTCCCGCCACTTACGCCTTGCCCTGTTCCTGTGCCTTGATGCTCTTCTCGAGGTCGGCCTTCGACTGAGCCGGCGGCCCGCCCTCTTCCATCTTCTCGACGTTGGCCTTGTCCTGCGAGCCGACGTAGGCAACCTCAGGATGCGGGCCTTCGACGAGAGGATGCGGGCCGGTGTTCTGCGGAGCGCCGGCGCCTGCGATCAGCGAGTGGGCAATCGGCATCTGCGGGTCGTTGGTCGACACCGGAGGCCGGTTGACATCGAGATCGTTGTACGGACCGGGAGCGCTCGAGGCGTCGGCTTCGTGCGGTACCTCCGTGGTCACGGACTGGATGCCCGGAGCCACTTCGATCTTTTCGCCGTCGACCTCGACCTCTACGGCGCTGGTCTTGATGATTCCCTTGTCTTCTGCCATTAGAGCCCCCTTCCGGGCCTGTTTGTGAACTCGACTGGAGTGGCGGGAACAGCGCGGGCGAGCTCGTTACGCACGTTGTTCATGTGGTTGCCCTGGTTGGAGCGGTTGGCGTCCGTGATCACTTCGTTGCGACCGCGACCGCGACCATCCGGCCCTTGCCCCTGGCCTCCACCGGGACCCTGTCCCTGTGCTTGTCCTTGCCCGCCCTGCGCCATTCCCGTATCTCCTAGGTCGCAGCGAAGGCAACGATGCGGAGCGCGTCCGCGAGAGCCACCTTGCCGTCTAATCGCAGGTAAGCCCTAAAGCCGACCTGCCCGGAGTCGCTGTGAAGCTCGTTCTGGCGCTGCATGAAGACGCCGTCAACGCGGCGGATCCAATAGCCCCGGTTGAAGTCACCGACGATCATCGACTTGGCGTTGGCCCCCACCGCAGCCAGGTTCGGATGCGAGTAGATGTTGAAGCCGCCGAGCCGGTCCGGTGCCCCGTCTGCGGTTCCCGACGTAAACAGCGGCCGGCCGGTCGAGTCGGGCGTTGCCATCAGCTTGACCAGCAACGAGTCCGAGACGAGCAGGCTCATGTTGGCGCGGTACTGAGCCGGCACGGAGTAGATCGCCGTTGCCAGCCCTGCCCAGGCCACCGTCGTGACGTAGCCCGCCGGCAGCGTCGAGACGGTCACGGCCGAAGCGGCGTCGAGGATGCCGGTCGGCTTGCCCGAACCGTCACCCGAGATATAGGCCGCCTCTGCCAGAGCTCCGATTCGCTCTCCGAACTCGGTCGTGATGAAGCTGGTGAGGTCGAACGATGAATCGGTCAGGAGCTCTTCGGAGACGATGATCTTGGTGCCCGCCTTGAAGGCCGAGAGCGCCACGTTGGTGATCGTCTCGTCCGAAGGCGTGTAGGAACCGGACTCCGCGATCCAGGCCGCCGAGCCGTGCGTCAGGTTGGCCGGGATGTTGAAGGTGTCTCCTGTCGAGGTCACCGCCTGATATGCGAGTGAGGTCACCCCGCCGGGGAGGAAGCGCAGAGCGCGGATCACCCGGTCGGCCAGGTCGGTCGGCACGAAGAAGCCGCCGCCGGAGGCTGCCTTGGAGAGCACGCGGTATTCGTCGAACTCCATCCCTTCCTTGCCC